CGATGGCTGCTGTACCTGGCAACCACGGTGAGGCTGTCCGGATCAACGGCAAGGGCGTGACGCGGTACGACGACAGCCACGACACCGAGTCCCTGATCGCCGTGAAGGACGCGGCTGACCTGAGCCCTGACCGGTTCGGTCACGTCGAGTTCTTCGTGCCGGACACGGACGAGCTGAGCGTCGTTGTCGAGTGCAGCGGGACGGTCGTCGCCCACGTCCACGGTCACCAGTTCCGACCGGGCAAGCACTTCGACTACTGGAAGGGCCAGGCGTTCAACCGAGCGTCCGCCTTCCACCAGGCCGACCTTCTGCTGGCTGGCCACCTGCACCACGAACACGTCGACACCGATGGGTTCCGCACCTTCATCCAGCCCCCGGCGATGGAGTCGGAGAGCACCTGGTGGAGGCACGCCAAGGGTACGACCGGTGCCCCTGGCCTGATCGTCGCCGTCACCAAGGACGGCAACACGAACCTGAAGGAGGTGGTCCGGTGAACTTCATCGAGATCGAACCCAGCCAGACAGTCCGCGAGCTTCCGGACTGGTCCTGGTGGGACCCGGATGGCAACGAGGTGACGCGCACCATCGAGCGCGCAGCTCGGTCCATCGCGAACAAGTACGAGGACACCCGCACCACGGAGTACGACGACGCACACCAGGAGGCGCTGGTCCTGGTGGCCACTACGCCGAACCTGCTCGACGCTCTCAGCCAGCCGGGCCTGCTGTACTCCCGGCTCTGCCAGGACTTGACCGACAAGTACAAGAGCGAGGCACCCAAGCGGTCGCGAGCCAGGCTCACCTCCTGGGAAGACAACCAGGACAAGCTCGCTGGCAAGGGCGCTTGATGGCGGGAGGGTACAACCGGGCGCTGGTCGAGCACCTGCTCCCCGCAGTGTGGGACAGCGAAGCTGCCTACGGCATCAAGGCTGAGACCAGCCCCGACGCGGACATGCCGAAGTCCCAGTCCGACCCCAAGAAGGGGAGCCCGCTGTTCGCCCACCTCGCTGACATGAGGTGGGCGTGGCGGACGGCGCAGCTCTCGCTCGGCGAGAGGCAGACGCTGGTGCTGCGGTACGGGCTGGACTGGACGGAGAAGGAGATCGGCGTGGAGCTGGGCGTCACCCAGCAGGCGATCTCGAAGCGCGCAGAGAAGGCGGTCGGCAAGCTCGCTGCCCACCTGAACGGCGAGGACTACATCGACGGGTACGACCAGATCATCGAGGAGGAAGCAGCGTGAGCCAGGAAGTACCGCAGCCCGAGGGCATGAACCCCAACGCGATCGAGTTCTGGGACGACTCGACCCTGACCTTCTACGAGCGGCAGGTGGACGGCACGATCGTCGCCCGGCCCTACAACGAGAACGAGATGGCGCACTACACCAAGCAGCGTCAGCTCGACGTGCTGGGTGCAGCGGCCAAGGAAGCTGTCCCCTACCTGGACGAGCGCCTGGTGAAGTGCCTGGACTACATGTCCCTCACTTCGCCGTCGCCCGAGGAGACCGCAGCGATGATGGTGAACCTCTGCGACCTGGCCGCGTACAGCGCGGGCACCCTGAAGCGGATCATCGTGGTCCTCGGGGAGCTGACCGGTCGACCGGTGTGAGTGTGTTACCGTGAACGTGCAAGTGAGTGCGGCAGGCGGCAGTCCTTCGGGGCTGTCGCCTTGCGGCAGTGAGAGACAGACAACATCAAGGAGGAACCACTCAGTGAGCAACACCATCCCCTTCGGTCCGACCGGTCAGACCGTGTACGAGCGCACCTACTCCCGCACCAAGGCCAACGGCGAGAAGGAGACCTGGCCCGAGACGGTCGCCCGTGTAGTCGAGGGGAACCTCGCGCTGGTCTACGGTCCCCGAGCTGGCTGGGATGTGACAGTGTCGCAGGAGGCCGAGAAGCTGACCGGCTACATGGAGAGGTTCGCCATCCTGCCTGCCGGTCGTCACCTCTGGGCGTCGGGCGTGAAGGGTCGGCAGTACCTGTTCAACTGCCACGTCTCTGGCTGGGGCGAGACGCTGGCCAAGCACTTCGAGTTCACCTTCCTCCGTCTGATGGAGGGTGGTGGCGTGGGAGCGAACTACTCCTCCCGCTTCCTTCAGCCCTACGGTGCGCCTCGCCGTGAGCTCGACGTCCACATCGTGTGCGACCCGACCCACCCGGACTACGCCGACATGAAGGCGTCGGGCCTGCTGTCCTCCGAGTACGACTCGGACTGGGACGGGGCCTTCGGGGTCGAGGACTCCCGTGAGGGATGGGCTGACGCCCTGGTCGACCTGCTCGACACGTTCATGACGGACGACGAGGTCAAGCACCGAGCCCGCGTCTACGACGTGAGCCGAGTTCGAGGCAAGGGTGCCCGCCTGAAGACCTTCGGTGGGACTGCCTCGGGTCCGGCTCCGTTCGGTCGGATGATGCAGGAGATCGGTCGGGTCATGTCGCACTCGGCGTCCGAGGTTGGCGAGTGGGCGGTGCCTGCTCACCTCACCCCGACCGAGGCGATGGAGATCGACCATGCCATCGCTGAGTGCGTGGTCTCTGGTGGCAACCGTCGCTCGGCTCGCATGGCGATCTGCCACTGGGATGACGAGTTCATCGGTGACTTCCTGGAGTGCAAGCGCGACGGCTCGAAGCACTGGACGACGAACATCTCGGTCGAGATTGACGACGAGTTCACGAAGCGCCTCGCGCTGGGTGAGCCGGTCGCGGTCGAGGTTCACCGCGCTGTGGTCGAGGGCATGCTCACGAACGGTGAGCCGGGCTACTGGAACAGCTCGCTCTCGAACGACGGTGAGGTCGGCGAGGTCATCGCGACCAACCCCTGCGGTGAGATCGCGCTGGAGGCGTGGGAGAACTGCAACCTCGGGCACATCAACCTCGATGCGTTCGCTCCGTCCGTCAAGGGCGGGGAGTTCGATGAGCCTGGGATGAAGGAGGCTCACGCTCTCGTCACCCGGTTCCTGATCCGTGCCACCTACGGCGACGTGAACGACGCGGGCCAGGCCGCGAAGCTGGCAGCGAACCGGCGCATCGGCGTCGGGCACTTCGGTGTCCAGGGCTTCCTCTCGAAGTCCGGGGTCCGGTACTCGACTGCCCCGTTCTCGTTCATGCCGTCGCTCCTGGAGGATCTGTACGAGGTCGTCCGCGAGGAGGCCCGTGACTACGCCTTCGAGCTGCGCATCCCGGAGCCGGTCAAGGTCACCACGGTGGCACCGACTGGCACCATCGCGAAGATGCCGGGCGTGACGGAGGGCATCCACCCGATCTACGGGCGGACGTTCCTTCGACGGGTTCGCTTCTCTCTCGCCGATGCCGACCAGGCTGCAAGCGTGGACCGCTTCTTCGCTCAGGGCTACGCCGTGGACACCTGCGTCTACGACCAGTCCGGCAACACGGTGGTGGTCACCTTCCCGACGAAGGACAAGCTGGTCGCCGAGGTCGAGGAGATGGGCTACGACAGTGACCTGGTCGAGTCTGCGGACGAGCTCACGCTCGACCAGATGCTGGCCTTCCAGGCGATGTACCAGCGCAGCTACGCCGACAACGCGGTGAGCTTCACGGCCAACGTTCCCGAGGGCCTGGATGTGGACGAGACGATGGCTGTCATCCAGTCGTGGCTTCCCCACCTGAAGGGGACCACGATCATGGTCGACGGAACGCGAGAGCAGGCACCGTACGAGCGCATCACCGAGGAGGAGTTCAACCAGTACGAGCTCACTCGGATCGAGGACTCGACGGATGAAGACTGCGCGTCTGGTGCGTGCCCCGTTCGCTGATGATGTAGCGTTCTGCTCCCCCTACTTGAAGGAGCAACGAACGTGGGTCTCGTCCGCAAGAGCACCAGTGCACTGACGCTGGGACTGGTCGACTGGAAGTCCGACAAGGAGCGCATCGCAGCCTCCACTCGGAAGCAGAAGAACGCACAGAAGAAGACCAACAAGTTGTTGAAGGAGCAGAACAAGCTCCTGAAGCAGCAAGCGCGGTGAGACCGCCCACAAGAGGCCCCTGGAACTTCGGTTCTGGGGGCCTTCTTGTTGTACCTTCCTTGGCATGAAGAACGAGAGAGTGATCATCGACCTGGTTGACGACATCGACGGCACGGGTAGCGCCAGCACCATCGCCTTCGGTCTCGACGGCAAGAGGTACGAGATCGAGCTGAACAAGAAGAACGAAGCGAAGCTCCGGAAGACGCTTGGTCCGTGGATCGAGAAGGCCCGCGAGGTGCGCTCTCCCGCCCCTTCGAGAAGGACCCGAAGGAAGGCGAAGGCAGACAGCGCAACGGTCCGTCAGTGGGCCGCTGAGAACGGCGTCGAGGTCTCATCGACAGGGCGCGTTGCCCAGTCAGTGATCGACCAGTACGAGGCAGCACAGAAGGGCTGAACCCATGTCGCGACGTACCCGCCTGGTGGCGAAGACTGTCCCCGCGAAGAAGCTCTCCGGTCCCGTGACCGTCGTGAAGATGGGCATCGGGTACCTGCACCCCCTGGTCCGGCGCGAGGCGCTGAGACGGGCAGGAGGGGACGCGATGAGGGTGGTGGTGATCGACCGCACTGAGGCGCTGGTCCTGAACCATCGACCGGCTTGACCTGAGTCTTCCCTGAGAGGACGGTGGACGTGGCGGCGGCTCGCGCAGCGCCGATCCGGTTGCGACAGGGAACATGTTCTCGGTGGCACCCGAGGACGCCCTGAGCGGGCCGTCGTCCTACGCTGGGACCATGGCACAGAGCGAACCGCAGATCACCATCACGACGTGGATCAAGCTGGAGGACGGGAGCCTCATCCCGTTCGACAAGGACAAGCTCGATCCCCCGCTCGACCCCAACGACACCAAGGGGTGGGCGCGGGTGCGTGAGGGGATGCGTCGAGACGGCCTGGTGCGCTGAGCACGACACGCTGTACCCCCAACTTGCAGAACGCGCCCACGTTGTACGACTTGGGTCTACACTCGGTAGCACACCCACTACCGAGAGGAACTGCCTTGGCCAAGCGCGCCGTCATCTACACCCGAGTGTCCCGAGACGACACTGGGGAGGGTCAGTCCAACCAGCGCCAGGAGCGCGAGTGTCGACGGCTGACCGACTACAAGCGGCTCGACGTCGTCGGGGTCGAGGCTGACATCTCCGTCAGTGCCTTCTCGGGGAAGGAGCGCCCGGCCTGGCAGCGCGTCCTCAACATGGTACGGAACCGTGAGGTCGACTACGTCATCGCGTACCACATGGACCGGATGACCCGGTCGATGACGGACCTGGAGGAGCTGATCGTCCTGTGCGAGGAGCACGGGGTGGGCATCGCCACTGCGGTCGGCGACATCGACCTGACGTCCGACATGGGGCGCATGGTCGCTCGCATCCTGGCGGCTGTGGCTCGGGCTGAGGTCGAGCGCAAGAGCGCCCGGCAGAAGCTGGCCAACGCGCAGCGTGCAGCCGAGGGCAAGCCTCACTCGGGTGGCCAGCGCCCCTTCGGCTTCGACCGTGACCACCGGACCCACGTCCCCGAGGAGGTGGCGAAGATCCAGGACGGGGCGAAGCGCGCGCTTGCCGGTGAGCCCCTGGTCTCCCTCGCTTCCGAGTGGGGCATGACCGCGCGAGGCGTGAAGAACGTCCTGGTGAACCCTCGCTGCGCTGGCATCCGCATGTACCTGGGAGAGCGCGTCGGCGAAGGTGACTGGGAGCCGATCCTCGACATCGAGACGCACCTCCGACTGGTCGAGTCCTTGACCGACCCGGCCCGCGTCAAGGGCACCGTGAAGATGGGGCGCACGCCCGTCTCTCTGCTGACTGGCATCGCCGTCTGCTCGACGTGTGGCGCGACGGTGCGAGGGTCCTCGGTACGGGGTCGCCTGACGTACTCCTGCCGTCGAGGCCACTCCCACATCGACCGAGCGGATGCCGACACTCTGGTGCTGACTCAGGTGGCCGACATGCTGTCCTCCCCGGACTGGGTGAAGGAGCTGGCCCCCTCGGGTGACGACCGGCTGGTCGACGCGAAGCGCCTGATCGAGGAGCAGCGCGCCATGCTGAAGACGTACGCCCGACTGCTGGCCAGCGGCGCGATGGACGAGGAGCAGTTCACCGAGGCTTCCGCCGTGGCGCGGAGCGCCATGCAGGAGGCTGAGCGGACGCTCTCGCAGGCCGCTGACGGGGCGATGCTCGAAGGGCTGGACGTCGGGACCGATCGCCTCGGTTCGCAGCTCCTGGCCCTGCCCCTGGCCCGTCAGCGAGGGATCGTGGAGCAGTTGGTCACGGTGAAGATCGCACCGCAGGTGAAGGCTCGCTCGAAGGCCCTGCCCCCGGAGGATCGAGTGCTCATCGCCTGACCCGCAACGCAAGGAAGGCCCCACCTCGCTTGGAGATGGGGCCTTCGTCATGCTGCGAGCTTCAGCTCGCCGAACAGAGCGCGAACGACACGGACTTGCTCGGGAGTAGGGGGTGGCGGAGGGTTGCGCTCGTTGCGCTCTCTCGCCAGCTCCAACCCTTGCTCCCAGGTGATCACGGAGCCACCCGCCCGGCGTTGTGGAACGCCTGCCAGGTGCGCGGCATGTCGTGCTGGAAGAAGTCCTCCATCCGCTCGGCCACCATCTCGATCTCGCGCTGCGGGAACGAGGGGAACTTCGACTCGGGGTCGGTGGTGCGGAGGGAGAGGAAGTGCATGAGGCTGCGCGGGTTGCAGGTGGCCCAGAAGGACGTGAAGATCCCGACCGGCAGGACGTTGCGCGCTACCTCCTTGGCCACCCCCATCTGGAGCTGGTTCTGGTAGGCGTTCCACGCCACCTGGTAGCTGTCCTTCGCCGACGCTGAGACCGAGCTGTACTGCGCCTCAGTGCCGGGCTCGAAGGTGTACGCGCCGGGCTTGCCGACCTGCTGGAGGTTGCGCTCACGCGACGGCACGTAGAAGACGGGACGCAGCTCGCGGTAGCGCCCACTCTCCTCGTTGTAGCTCCAGCCAGCACGGTGACGGAAGAACTCTCGGGCCACGAAGATCGGTGCCTCGATGTAGAAGGTGAAGCTGCCATGCTCGAACGGGCTGCCGTGCCTGTCTCGCATGAGGTAGTTGATCAGCCCCTCGCTCGGTCGGTTGAGGGACAGCGAGTCGCTACCGATGGTGCTGACTCGCGCTGCTCGGGCGACGTCTGCATCGGTCGCGTTGGACTTGATGAGCTCGACGCTGACGTCGGACCTGACGGTGATGGTGATGGCTGTGTCCTCTCTCAGTACCAGTGGGGCGAGTTGCCGTGCCAGAAGGCGAGGGCGTTGCTCGGGGTGCCGTAGGTGGCGTGGATGTAGTCGAGACCGGCCTCGATCTGCTTCGAGGGGTCCGAGGTCTTGCTCGCGCCGACCAGGCCCCACGTCGAGTCGAGGAACTGGGCGATCCCGTAGGCGGTGCTCGTCGGGTTCTGTGCGTGCGGGTTCCAGTCGCTCTCGCCCTGCCAGAGGGCTTCGAGAGCGCGCCACTCACTGCCCGTCCACCCCCGCTTGGCTGCGGCTGCCTCACCGAGCTGCCTCGGGGTCTTCGGCTTGGGTGTGGGCTTGGGCTTCGCCTTGGTCGGACTGGGCGAGGGCTTGGGTGTGACGGTGATCGTCGCGGTGACGGTCGGGATGGGCTGCGTGTCGTGGATCGGGGTCGGCTCGGCCTCTGCGGTCTTGTCGACCAGCAGGGCGCCACCGAGGAGGCCCAGCGAGAGGGCGGAGGTGAGAGCGGTGACCGCTGACGCCACCCCCAGCCCGTCGCGCTGCCCCTTGTGTCTGGGGTGATGCAAGTTACACACCCGCCTGCAACTGGCGGAGATGGATGACCTCGGTGCCCTCCTGAGCGAAGCCCTCGATCGCTTCGAGCATCTTCCAGGCCGCTGCGCTCACGCCGAGGCCGGTGCGGTAGATGGTGGACGGCTTGCGGTCCTTCAGCAGGTGGATGAGCCGGAACGGGATGATGTTCTCGGGCTTGACCTCGGGGAACATGCGCGCCTGGTGGTAGCCGTAGACGACTGCGATGGGGTCGGTGTTCTGCGTCACTTGGACAGCTCCTCGTCGTTGAACGGGTCGTACAGGAAGGACTCGGCGGTCATGCCGCGCTGAGCCAGGTCGGCGAGGACTTCGTCTCGCACCGTGCGGTCGTAGCTGACAGCCGACACTCGGGGCTTGCCTTCGAGGTCGGTCCAGCGGACTCGCCAGAACTCGATCGCCATCAGTCGGCCCTACGTGAGAACGAGGAGGCGACGGCGGCGAGAGTGTTGGGGTGCTGACCCTTGGCCTTGCGGATGATGGCTGCCTGCTGGAGGCGAAGCCGGTGGTGGTCCTCGATCAGGAGCTCGACCCGGTCGAGGACGTGCATGCCGTTGGTCGGCTCGGTGAGCCCCAGCTTGGTGCCGAGGGCGAGGATGATCTCGTCGTTGGTCACGCGGCCACCATCCGGTGGTTGAACGAGCGACGGGACTCGGAGGTGAGGTGGTAGAGGCCGAAGTCGCAGGTGTAGTACCTGCTCTCGACGTACATGCCGCGACGGGTGCCGGTTGCATCCGCAGCTCGGGCGCGCTTGGCCTGGGCTCGACCCAGGGCCTTGTCGGCGAGGCGTTCGGAGGCGAAGCCTCGCTTGGCCCCGCACCTGCATGAGCGGTGTTCGACGGTCTTGTTCTTCACGGTTCTGGTCTCCTCTACTTCCGGTACTTGTCGCAGGCGCAGCCGGTGAGGAAGCAAGCTCCTCGGGCAGGTCCAGCCATCGAGTGCATGAAGGGGGCGTGGCCGCACTCGGGGTGCAGGCACCAGGGCGACCAGCCCTTCTTGCCGATGTCGTTGGCGACCATCGCGCCGGGCGAGTAGAGCTTCACTGCGTGGAAGCTGCCACCCACACCACCGAAGTGCTGCAAGGTGGTCTTGATGTCGGCCTCGGAGTAGAACGGGCCGTAGTTCAGCCCCTTCGTGCCGTCCTTCCAGGTGTGAGTACCTGCGAAGGTGTCCCGCATCGACAGGATGTCGACGGTCTCCTTCAGGATGGCCTTGGCCATGTCCTTGGCGTCCTTGTAGTCGTTGGACTCCAGGATCTCTACGATCCGGTTGTACTCCTGTGCGCGAGGCGTGAACCTCATGCGATCTCCCTTGCTCGGTGTCTTGGTGTTGCTGAGTGGACCGGAGGGGACTCGAACCCCTCTGCCTGCCCTACCAGGCGGTCCCACTGTCACAGGTTGGTCAGGCGGGACGATGGATGACCCGGAAGCCCCACCTTCTGGCGTGCACGAAGGCTTGGACGTTCTGCGTGGTGCCGATGTGCTTGGTCGGGTTGATCCAGTGCCCAGCCTGCTTGAAGAAGGTCGGAGGGACTGCGTCCACCCCCTGGATCACGCTCCCGTTGGGCAGTGCGTCGAGATCCTTGATCTCCCGCAGCGGAGCCTCGGTCGGGACAGTCGGCGGCGAGACGAGCTCGACGGGGAAGGCGAAGAAGCTGGAGTAGACCGGATCGCGGAAGCCGATGACCTCGAAGGTCCCGTTCCCGAGGCTGACTCCCCCGTCGCCCTCACGGTCTTCGATGATGGCCCCCTCGGGGAGTGCGTCCAGGTCGGGGATGGTGTGCAAGGTGGTCACTGCTGTGTTCCTCTCGTTCGTGGTCCCAGTGTCACACACCGGGCACCGACGATGCAACTTGCACTCAGGCGGTGAGGGTCTTCAGTCGGATGAGCTGGGTCACACTGAGGAGCCGGTCGTGCAGCTCCTCGATCGTGCCGTCGTTCTTCACGGTCACGTCGAAGTCGTAGTGGTCGAGGGCGACGTCGCTCTCATGCACCCACCCACCAGGGTCGGTGTGCGGACCCACTCCAGGCCGCTCGATCCGGACCACCACTCCCCCGGCCTCACGGATGGCGTCAGCCTCGTTGGGGAAGCGTACGTCGGTCACGACCAGCGCCTCGTTCTCGGGGTCGAAGTCGTTCATCAGGGCGTTCACCCACACCTGAGCTCCGAGCACCTGGCGACCAGCCTCGGTGCCGCATCGCTGGAGGAGGCGACGGATCTCGGGGAACGTCCGCTTCGCTCGGTCCCATCCGTAGGCGTCGACCAGCTTGGACAGCCGGGCCACACCGACATCCACTGAGACGGTCACCCACGGGTCGAGGGCGTAGAGGAAGCTACGCAGCCTGTCGGCGAAGGCGTCACGCCTCCAGCCGCCCACAACCAGGGCGGCAGCCGCCTCGTCCTTGCCAGATCCGGCGTAGCCGGACAGTCCGATCAGCAGGGTCGGTCCACTCACTTCGGGTCCTCCTCGTAGGGGTTCAGGTGCTGGGCCGCGTAGCTCACGCCCATGCCGGTGTAGAAGTTGCGACCCATCGGGTCGGGGATGTCGAGCTCGGCCAGCTCCTGCGCTGCCTCCCACCGAGCGGCCTTGACCAGGTCGAGCAGCGACTCGCGCAGCTCCTCGTACTCCTGGCCGTACTTGTCGTAGGTGTGCTCGGCGATGGCCTCCTCGACCGTCCACCGGTACTCGTTGCCGACCCAGGGGCTCACGCAGCCATCTCCTGACCCAGCGGCACGAAGACGGTGCCGTCCGGGTAGCGGGCCTCGGTGTGCTTGACGCACGACCAGGTCGAGCAGGTGTGGTAGACGCGGACCTCGTCCGGGATCTCGCCGTGCACCAGGATGAAGCCGATGCGCCGGGCGGTCTGGCTGAAGCCGTCGTAGATCGCCTGACCCTGGTCGGTCTCCTCGCCAGCCGCGTCACGGATGAACGACCCACCCCAGAGCCAGTGGCCCTCGTCCTCCACCACTCGGGACCAGAACCGCTCGGCCTCGGTGTTGCCGTCGTACCGCTCGACCTTGCCGGTCTTGCGCTCGGAGTAGGGGCGGATGGGACGGTCAGCCTGGACGTCGCCGTAGCGACGCAGCCGGTACTTGTGGGTCGAGCAGATGCCCGGCACCGGAACCTCGTTCTTGCACTGCTCGGACTGGCTGTTGATCACGTCGCACCTCACTGGGGTGCTCCTCTCGTTCGATGACCTCCCTCCTCTGGGAGATCACAGTGCGCGCCGAGGACTCGAACCTCGGTGTCTGCCGGTCGCGCTACCTACTGCTCACACACTCACACCAGGTCGAGCTCGTACTCCGCGAGCTCGGTGACCTCACCCTCCTCGGTCAGGTAGCCGGACTGGATCATGTCGCGGGCGGTGCGTCCGTAGTGGCCCTGGAGAGTCCAGGCCATGCCCGACTTCACCAGCTTGCCGAACAGCTCCAGAGTCTCGGCGTCGTCCAGCGCGCCCTCCTCGTAGGAGATCAGGTCGATGACCAGGCTGCCCATCTTGCTCACTGTGTGCTCCCTCTCGGTTGGTGTGTGCTCACACTCTCACATCGTGTGCGAGTGTGTCAAGGTTGGATCAGGCGGCGTCCTGCTCGGCCTCCTCGCGGCCAGCCTCGACGCCCTCGTCGTAGCCCTCGTCGTAGCCCTCGGAGCGACCGTTCTCGAAGCCCTCGGAGTAGGCGAAGTCCTCGCCCTCCGAGTACCCGTCGTCGTGGCCGTCCGAGTAGGCGTCCTCCCGCTCGTTCTCGACCAGGCTGTTGACGATCGCCACGATCTCCTCGGGCAGCTCGTCGGTCTTCAGGACGAGGGCGATGTCGGCAAGGGCCTCGGTGGTGTAGATGCTCACGGTGTGGATCTCCTCTCGCAGTGGGACCGCGCTGTCACCGCAGTCCCGGAGCGCCTGCCCCGGACTCGAACCGGAGTGTCTGCCAGTCAGGCTCCCTCGATCACTCGAAGGGGTAGTTCTCGAAGCTGTACTTGCGGGCGATCTCGTCCGCGTCCGGCGTCGTGGCTCGGAAGTAGGAGGCTGCGTTCCGCACCCCCACACCATCGGCGAAGACCTCCCAGGCGTTGCCGACGTCGCCCCCCAGCTCATGCGCTCGGAGGATCACTCGGGCTGCTGCCTCGGGGTTCCGTGCTGCGATCTCTGCGTGGTCCACTGCTCTCCCTCTCTCTCTACTTCAGGATCTTGGTGTCGAAGCCGTAGCCCTGGACGATGCCGTCAGCGAAGTGTACGTACGCCTCGGGCCGGTCACCCCGCATCCAGCGGAAGCCGAAGTCGTAGTCCGAGATCGGCGTGCCGTAGATGCTCGGGACCTTCTCGCCCCGGTCACCATCCCAGCACTCAGACCAGCGGTACCCGCAGCAGTCGCAGTCACCTTCGCCGTCGAAGTACAGGCCGATCCGCTCGGCCAGGTAGTTCGCTTCGAGGTGGTCCTTCGCCTCGATGATCACGTAGTGGGTGATGCCAGCATCGGCGTCGAAGTCGAAGCCTCCACCGGAGTTGTTCTGGCTGTACTCGAAGAAGCTCACTCGGTGCCACCTCTCGCAGTGGGCAGGCGCTGTCACCGCTTGCCCGGAGTGCGTGCCGAGGACTCGAACCTCGGAGTGTGCCGCTCACGCTGGTCGTTCAGGAGCTGGTCTTGTACCCGTCCCAGCAGTACACGTAGCTGGTGTTCCCCACCTTCGCCCAGCAGTCACGGTGACCGTCGACCGTGCCCCACTTCTCATGGTTGGCCTTGCGCTGCCCGGCCTCCCAGGTCAGGCGCTTGACCGTGTCGTTCCACTTCGGGTTCAGGTAGGTCACGACTCCGTTGCGGTCGACCCAGTAGCTCGGAGCCTTGCCGTTCAGCTCCTTGCCCCCGTCCCAGTAGCAGTTCCGACCACCCTCGTCAGAGCAGGGCGTGGTCGGGAGGTTGCCGGTCGGGACCTTGACCTCGATGTACTCGACCTTCGCGGGGAGCGTCACAGGCTTGGCCGAGGCGACCGTCTGCACCTCGACCGGTGCCTTGCCCTTGGCCTCGACGTTCAGGTCCAGGTGACCCGACCCCAGGCCGTACCCGAAGGCGACCAGGGTGAAGACAGCGGCGATCTTGTGGCGGAGCTTCATGGTGTGTCCTCTCAGAGTCAGCGGTGTTGCTGAGTGCCTGCCGGGGACTCGAACCCCGGTGTCTGCCGGTCAGGCTGGGTACTACTCGGCGAGCTCGTCCAGGAGGAGGTCTGCCAGCCGCCATGCGATCAGGTACAGGGCCAGGCTCGGCACCCGCTCCAGGTTGTCCGCGCCGACCGTCAGGTCGTGGTCGCTGAGGTCTTCGCGGTACCCACCCAGGTCCAGGAACTCGGTCCAGAGTCGGTGCGTGTAGACGCTCGGCGCACCGTCTGCGATCTCCCCCAGGGCGTCGCCGTCCCGGATCTCCTCGACCGCGTCCTCCAGGCTCAGCTCGTCCGTCTCGATCAGGTACTCGACCCGCTCGATCACACTGTCACGTACACTGCTCAGCAGTCGCGCCCCCTCCGACTCGTCCGAGTCCGGGCAGAACACGTCAGCCAGTGCGGCCAGCTTGTAGGCGGAGTAGCCCTTGATGTCCTCGATGGTGCTCATGTGCTTGTCTCTCTCTCGTTCGGCGATGTGCTCACACTGTCACAGGTACTGCGCCCCTGTCAAGCGGGGTAGATGCCCAGGCACCAGCTCGTCACGGGCTCCAGGAACACACCCGGCAGCCACTCGGGCTCGCGGCCTGCCTTCTCGCTGACCTCGAACACCCACTCCCCTGCGCCTTCCAGCGCCAGGGACCAGGCACCCTCGCTCAGGCCCTCATGGTTGTGATCGGCCAGGAAGAAGTACCCAGCGTCCAGCGGGTACAGCTCCTCGATCTTGGCCTTGATCTGCTCAGCCTGCGTGCGGTCCATGCTCACTCCTCGATCAGGGCGGAGTTGCCCAGTGGGTGCCAGGGACTCGAACCCTGGTGTCTGCCAGTCACCCTCACGGCGTCAGCCGTAGACGATCTCACCGAAGATGGCCACCTGGACGATCACGTCCGCAGCGTCAGCGTCGATGTGCCCGCAGTCGATGCCGTCCTCGTCGCGGTCCTTCCAGGAGTCCACGATGTACCCGTGAACCTGGGGGCCGACGATGCGCGGCTCGTTCTTCAGGAGCTTGCGGTACGCCTTCTTGATCTGCTCGGAGGTCAGGTAGTGCACCTTCTCCTCCTCGCCGTCCTTGATCGTCGCCACCGCATCACTCGGGGCGTCTGCGAAGTCGGTCTGACTCGGCTCGATCGCCCAGTAGGTGATCCCACCGTAGGCAGCCGTGTCGATGATGTCCTGGACGTTGTCGTCAGTGATCGTGCTCACGCTCAGAACTCCTTGCTGATCTCGGTCGAGAACGTCTCGGGGACACCGTACTTGACGGACCGAGCGAACTTGCGCTCCTGGACCAGAGCCTTGCCCTTGCGACGGTCGTCGCGGGAGGACTCACGGTTGTCGCGGAACTTGGGGACCATCTGGATCACTCCTCGGATCAGAGCTCCCCTGCCTCTCAGGGGATGCTCAGTGCCTGCCCCGGACTCGAACCGGGGTGTCTGCCAGTCAGGCTTGCGGTCAGACCGCGATGGGAAGGGCGAGCTGATCGGGGTGGACACTCAGGACCAGGGCGGTGAAGAACTCGTCCCGCACCTCGCGGTACAGCTCCTCGACCGCATCCCAGGACACATCCGCTCCGTCCCAGGGCAGGCGGTCTCCCTGCACCTCGTAGAAGGCATCCCGGATCGCCTGCGACTCCTCGTCCGTGTCCAGGTCGTACTCACGCTGCGCCTGGTCCAGGGCCTCGCTCAGGTTCTCCTCGTAGAGCTTCCACTCACGCTCGGAGTAGTCGGACTCGTCCACGACCGGGTACGCCTCCAGGCCCTCCCCGATCTCCACGATCGCCTTCCAGGCCGCTGTGAACTCACCCTGGTCGTCGTAGACCCGGACGAACAACTGCCGCAGGCTCCCGACCAACCAGTGACCGCACGTCGCGTCGATCACGTCGTCCTCGTCCTCCGCAGCGCCCTTGACGATGTCCAGAGCACTCAGGTAGTTGGACTCCTCCAGGATGTCGTCCCCACGCTCGGCCCAGGTCAGAGTCGACCCGTGCGTCTCGTACAGCCGCTCGTCCCAGAAGGCCGCGTCCGAAGGACGCTGAAGCGCCTTGTCCGCCCACTCCGTCAGGGTGTCGATGTCGATCTCGTACACAGTTACTCCTACTGTCACAGCACTGTCGCTGAGTGGGAGCCCCAGACTCGAACCGGGGTGTGTGCCGCTCTCCCTTGTGTGACTCACACTGTCACACTCTGCACTGTCAGTCAAGCTCCCCCGAACTCGGAGCCCTCCTGTGTACGTCCGGGTACCCGATCTCGTCCGGGTGCCGCTCGGTCTTGTCCTGCAACCACTTCCCGCTGGGGTGGATCATCAGGACCCCCGACTACTTCGAGGCGCGGTCGGCGCGGTAGCCGAACTCGACCCACAGGGCGTTCAGGTCGTTCGCTCGGACCCCACGGTTCACCGCAGCTCGGATCTGACCGGCGACGATGGAGGACTTGGTCTTCGCAAGGGTGACGCTCATGTTGACTCCTCAGTCTCTCAACTCAGGACCACTCGGTCCCAGTGGATGCCGGGGACTCGAACCCCGGTGTGTGCCACTCACCCTACGCTCACACTGTCACACTGTCAACCGCATCCACACCACATCCGGACCACCCTCGGTCCAGTTCGCGGCACGCTCGTACTCGGCGAAGCCGAACCGCTTGTAGTAGTCAGGCAGGAAGCCATCGAAGCAGTCGAGCTTGTCCGCACCGTAGTGCAGGATCGCTTCCCAGATCATGTCCTCACCACGTCCCTTGATCAGGGAGAAGACTCCGACCAGGGTGCCGTCACCGGCGACCCCGAGACCGGACAGACCGTCCGTGGAGAGGTAGTAGTCGTAGCTCGCAGGCATCTCCGAGGGCTTCGACGTCGCATCGGCGACCAGCTCAGACTGAGAGCGGGCGGAGCCGAGAGCAGCGGCGAACTCACGGTAGGTGACCTTGATCATGTCGATCTCCTCTTGGTAACACTGTCACAGCTTGTGCCGTGACCAGCGGGTGCCCTGGGCTTGAACCAGGGAGCGTTCCACTCACCCTCACCCCCTGGGGGGTGTCCGACTTCACCAGCGGCGAAGTCAGTTCCTACCCACAGATCAGGGTAGGCAAGTTCTGTGTCGCTTGCGCTCTGTTGAGTTCTCAAGGTTCCTGGGCTTCGTTCGTACTAGGCTCTCGCCGTTCCTCCCGGCCCTTCGTTCTGGTCCTACTCTACCAGGTCTGTGTCAGTGTGTCAACCTGGTCTGTGTTGCTGTGTCGTGCTGTCTTGCTGGTCTCACTCTACCAGGTTCCCCTGGGCTGTGCAACTTGCGCTTCGCTTGACTTGGTACCGAGCCGGTCAGTTGCCGTGTGCTCCGTGATGTACCCACTTGGGCTGGTACTCACTCGGTCCCGCTGTCTTGCTGAGCTCGACTCTACACGATGTGTGTCAGTGAGTCAAGCCGGTTCGCTTGGCCCGTTCCCCTGGTGACCTTGTCGCTCACCCGTTCGCCGTGCCTCGCTGTGTTCTGGTCACAGCTTGCACCACTTGCACAGCCGATGTCAAGCCCGAGTCTGTCTTGCCTGGTCAGAGCCTGTCTGAGTGTGTCTGTGTCGCGTCTCTGAGGGCTGATCTCAGGCTCTCTCACGGGCTCTCTGGCCCGTTCCCCCGGACGTCATCCGATCGGCCAGGAGATGAGCGCATGAGGCGCGCGCGACGGTGTCAGAGGGATGACGCGATGTCCAGGGGCGCGAGGGCTTGACATCCGGGGTGGGTGGGGGTACAACCCCGCGCGTGGAAGTTCGCCGAC